AACAAAATTACCACCCTGAACATTACCTAAAGCAACCAATCCTGCATTTAACTTAACACTAAGTGCATTTGTTGTTGACGTATCTACATTAAAACTAACTCTTGCAACTGCTGATTTCTTTGATCGTGGTACATAACCAATATTTCTTGCTAATGATACAACATTCTCACGTAGAGTTGCACTATCGATGAAAGATTCATTGACAGCCATATTCGTGTTATATGAAGTAATATAAGAGTTATATGCTAAAGTATCAATTAAAATTGAAAAGTTTGACCCTTCAAAGTCAAAATCAGTAAAATTTGAGTTTGATCTCAAATAATCTTTGATCTGAGCTCTTAAAGTATTGAAATCGAGGTTAGTAAACTGTGAAAATGACATTATATCCTAGTCGGTTGAAGTAAAAATTCGATATTTTGTGTTGGAAATGGCAATCCTGTAATTTCATATTCAATTCTTATCTGCAATTCATATGAATCAACTAGAGAATCAATTATGACATGACGAAGTGTTATCCTTGGTTCGTAATTTTTAAGTAAAACCGTGATTTCTCTCTCTAGAAATGAAGAAATATCATCCAAATTCGTTTCAAATAACGAATCTTCGATTGAAGTACCCAATAATTCATTAAAAAACCTCTCATTAAGACGTGTTCTACACAAATTAACCACTGATTTCTTAATTGCATCCTCGTTTTTCAGCACAGTCACGTCATTTGTGACAGGATGCTTCGTAAATGACAAACTAATGTCCTTAAATGCACGAGAAATTTTAACTACCATTCAATTTGATATATTTTTCCTAATATATCTATAAGGGTTTTTAAGATATAGGTTTATTTATTCGCCTTCTTTCAAAAATTGAGGTTTTTCTTCCTCTTTTTCCTCATAATAAACGTCTGCATCGTACTCACTGATCAATTTTCGACCAGATTTGACAAATTCTTGTGATTTATCCGTTTTGATGACCATTTTTCTCTCCATTTTGATTTTATTTATCCCAATTCGGGTTCGTTTTCAAGTTTTTTACGTTCTTTGGCAGTTTTCCAGAAATAATTCTCTTCTGAACCCAATCCATCACGATCATGACCGTTTTCTACCTGATAATACACGGTTGATACCTTAAAATCAGGAATCTTAGGTGTCTCAGGAGTGATACTGTTGTCATAGATACGCATTCTGTTGTTAGGATAGAGACAAAACTGTCCATTATCCAATTCGAGAAGGTTATGAGACTTATGTTCGGCAGGTTGTTCACTTGTAGAGTAGTCAATTGAGTCAACATCTTAGTGATAATTGTCTAAAGTGCAAATATATGTGCCAGTTTGAGTTCCAAAGTCTCTTGTCATCACTTCATAGTGCATCGAACCGATAAATTGCTTCTGAACTGCGACTACTCCATAGTCCATACAGTTCCAAAACTGCAAATTATGCAATGTCATGTCAGGAGTTGGTGTTTCTGGGTCGGATGTAAACGCAGAAATCGGTAATTTATCGAACATTGCAGCATATTCGGGTAAATATGTCTCAAAATAAAACGCACGACCAGGTATACTTTTGGCAGATACCCATACTCCCTTTACAAATTCACCATGTCCACTCTTATGATCGGTCAAATATTCTTTTCTTACCCATACTTCATAAGAAGGTAGATTCGCAATCAAACAAGCCATCTATTTTCCTTGTCCTTTATATCTTTTACGAGCCGAGTTACGGGATGTTGCCGAGTATTTCGAGTGTTTTCCCTTTCCTTGACGAGTTTTTTTCGGGTGGGTTTCGATTGTGTTACCCATACTAAACGTTTTTGCCATTAATTTTCCTTAATTTCAGTTCTAAGTTCGAGCGGATGCGGTGTACCTTCAGCATAAAACTTATCTGCCAGTTCCTCCATCTTCGTAAAGTACTCCTCCTCTGTCAGATTCTCAAAAAGAACCTCACCTTTATGAGTAATTTTATATAACTCTTGTTTTTTCATGTCCTACACGAATACGAGGGTCACACATAATGCGGAACCCTGCCTCTTTTGCATCTAAACAGAATGAGACATCTTCTCCGCACATATCTTGAACAGCACCAGATTCAAATATTTGCATCTTCGGAGCAAACCAAGGATAGGTCATCTGTGAATCTTCAAAGACTCCGTGCTTAATCAGTAACCATCCGAAACCTGCATAATCAACTGTGAAAGGTTTCTTTCTCTTTGCAATCGAATCAAGTGTTTCATGGTTCATCACTCCACCATTACCCTTGAAGTCATCTTCATCTAACCAGTGAGCGACTGAAGTTGTTTTTCCATCTTCCGTACAATACCAACCTGATGCAATCTTTTCGTCCATCAATACAAGTTGATAGAACTTCTCTACATTAAAAACGATATCTGAGTCGATCCATAATTGGTAATCATACTTTAACTTACCATCCCAAGGTAACTGGTCAGGACCTCGAAGAACATTTGCACCAAGACACTTACATCGGGCAAAATTTACCATTGATGAATAGTCTTGTGATATTTGAATACTTGCTTTGTTTTGAACTAAGTCAAAGCATAGTGTCACAAAGTTCTTTAGAAATGTATATGATACTCCTCGACCTGGCAAACAGAATACTACTGTCTTACCTGCTATCATTCTTTTTGCTTTATCGTAATCCCACTCTGGTGCTTTTGCTTCTTTCTTTGCTTTTGCAGCTGCTGATTTAACAGTAAATCCTTTCGCCATACTAATGATCAATTATAATTATATAATACACTATTATCTATGCGTTGTCAATAAGAAGTTATTTTTTTGTTTTGTTCGGTTTACCTTCTTTATAATTTAGTTTGATGCCTTTCATATTCAATAACACCATCTTTGTTTCTGTCATTGTCTTATCATAGAAGACAATTGTTTCTTCGTGAATGCCTATGTCGCCACTCATAAATCCTCCTGTAAAGTACTTTTATATCAACTTCTCTCTTTCATTTTATCATATAACCTAAGTATTTACAAGTTTAATGATTGCTTTATATTTACTAATAGGAATGTTCAGTGATATTATCTGCATGTTCTCCATCAACTTCTGTATAGGTTAGATCATCTTTATGATAGGAAACATATAACCTATCCCATATAATTTCAAATAATTCTCTTTCTAAATTTTTAAATAAAACCTTGTCTTCAAGGTAGATATGGTAACTTTTTTGATTAGTCATCTTTTTCTGTGACGATTACTTCTTCTGTATCAATATTAAATCGAAGTTCAGTTCCCTCATACCAGTTCATATCATTCATTATCCATTCGGGTATGATGGTGTAGTATTCCCCAGTTGTCGGATCAGTCTCTATGGTGGTAAAAATTTCTGCGGGATTTTTTTTCATGTAGTGGATTTCAGTTTTCATTTCTGTCTGTATCTATACCTGGGGAAATTTTTGTATATAAAATGCAACATTTATCACGCTTCCGTAACACTTTGTAGGTTAGGTTCCCACCGCATTTTTAAAAACGGGGGGATCAACCCCCGTAACTGCTGTATTCACGAACGAATGATATTAAAGTTATAATGACTAAAGACCTCTCTGTCTACCAACTTATAAACTCCGTGATCCCCTGCCATGACGTACCCTTCTCCTGAGATGTATTCATTACCTATGAAGCACTCCGCATCAAAATTATCTCTCATTCTCTGTAGGAAGTTTGTTTTGATCCTCTTAACCAACAACCACAACCTCACAAGTGAATAGTTTGCGAACTCCTCCGCAACCACTTCATCACCATCACGAATGTATGCGTTGAGATCCTGTTTCAACTGCTTTGCTTCTTTCTCTGTGGCAAAGTCAACCATTGTTGCAATCTGACGGGCAAACGCAATCGCAAGGTCTATGTCTATGTCTGATCCTAAATCAGATAACCACGCATCAGGTTGAATGAAGTCAACACCTTCTCCCAATAGCACATATGTAAGTGCCTCTGCTCTCATGTCCTTAAGTGTTGTTCCCTTATACTCTGTATGAGGTGCAACCACAACTCCACCATTCATTACACGATCAAAAGTATAACTGATTGCGTTAGGTTTGTAATCTCTGTAACCTCCGAACCCGATAAAATCCCCCTGATAAATTCGATCCGTATGGGGTAGACAATGCAAACAACGTATTAAGATTGATTGCAATGCGAAGTCCTTATGGTTTTTTTCAATGTCCTGTACAGTATAATTAACCTTCGGGGTTCTCTTATTAAATACAGACTTCGTGCCAACAAAAAACTTTCCGTTTTCTGGATTAGTTCCCCATACGATTGCGGGTGATCCGTCTATCTTTACGGAATAAGAGTTGTTCATTCCGTCAGTAAAGGCATCTAATACAGACAGATCCCCTGTAAGGATCGTGTCTTCGGGGTGTTCAATGTGGAGGTTTTTCATATTAAGCAAAGATAGGGTTTGCATACTTACTGCAAGGGTGCGGATCAGTTGGTGAACAACCGAATGAAGCAATGAATGTGTCTAACTCTTTAATTGCTTCATCAGTTAGATCATCAAAATCAACTCCGCAAATGTGGTCTACACCCCACTCTGCGACCTCGAAAACGAACTCTTCCCAATCGCAACATACATGAGCAACGTTTTCAAAGTTGTCTACTTTGAGTATTCTTTCTGAAATTCTTTGAACTTGTGGTAACATAATTTTGAAATTTGTTTTGTGGTGTATGTACTCATTATAAAGGATTTTAGTCCTGACCGTGAGTAAAAGTCAGGACATTGAAACATTTAGAAATATCTTCTTTCTCCAAGTGAAAGAGGTCTTTCACCATACTCACCCATGTGAGTGTCCATTGTGTCTAATGCCTCTGCATATCCGAATTGCTCTGACATTGTGTATAATACGTCATAAACTTCATCAGGTGGACAGAAAACGTTTTCTGTTTCTTGAACTTTACCAAGTTTGTTATAAGCAATAATTTTGTAGTCGAACATAATT